CTTCTTAGAAGGATCTTTGCCCCACTTATCAAGAGTATCAAAGAACTCTTGACGACCAACCTTGGTTTTGTTGACATATGCACCATGCTTACTGGTAATATGCATCACCTCATAACCACGATCAGCAAATTCTTGCATCACGTTAGTGCCAGAGAGCAGTGCCCACAACACACGGGTGTTAGGAGCAGCGACAAGAATTTTCTGTGCTGCATCCTCATCAAGTTTGTTGATGATGTCAACCAGCACCTCGCGATCATTCTCAGCAGCAGCAAGATTCTTGTTACGCTCAAAGTCCACAACATGTGGTTGAATCGTGGGAGGAATGATGCTACCGTTGTTGATCAGTTCAGGTGCAGGAACACTGATAAGTTCAGAACCATACACTGCAGTGTTGTTCATGCTGATAACACCACCACGATACTTAGGTGTGGCGGTGAAATAATATGCCTGCTTAGCAGTCAGTGATGCTGCAGCAACCTCTTTGAAGAAATCACGACGCACAGAGTTGTGTGCCTCATCATAATAAATGGTGTCAACATCAATACCTGCCTCATTGATACGACGCAGAGAATTGTAGGTAGTGAAGATCAACTGGTGAATACCAGCAGCATCACATACACTAGCGTGACACTGAATCTTAGCAATCTTGGTGCTGCTGTTGCAATCAACCTCACCACTGTGGACATGCATGACAGCAGCATCTACAGTGCCATTGAGAGCAGACCAGAACTCTTCATAGAGTTGAACTGCTAGAAGGATACGAGGAGCAACCACAACAATAGTTTGTGGTGTGGTAGCATTGAGAAGACGACGTTTCACGTCTTCAATCATTACGAGGGTCTTGCCACCACCTGTTGGGATGGTAACACGACCAATGTCAGCAGTCAGCAGCGCATCGAGAGCACGCTGCTGGTGAGGACGAAGGGTCAGGGTCATGCGGTGCGTTGCTGATGTGAATAGTATAGGGCATGGGGTGAGTGTGGGAAGACCCCATGTGACAGTTATTGATCGTCCACTCGATCCACTGACTGAATGTCACACACAGGGACTTCGTGTTCACCAGCAATAAGATACCAATGCATCATTTGTCCATGATATTCTGGATGAGCAGCATATTCAGTAGTATATTCTCTCTCACCACAGTACATCAGTTCACTTTCAGGAATATCATGCTCATTTAGCATTGCTTGTAGTTGCATGTGTTGCAACTCTACTTGTGTTGGTACATTCATTATCATGCTTCAATATTAAAGGAAAATATAATACGGTCTGTGTCTGATTGCACTGCTTTACACTGATGCAAAATAGCTGAAGGAAAAAATACAATATCTCCTTCAGATACTTTTGGAGTAAATTCCAAATGATTTCCCGTTATGTAATCAAGATGTGGCGAGTAAAAAGTGGTAGCTTCATGATCATTTGCAAATTGTGCATAAAATACTGCACTATATCCCAATGGTCCATGATTATGAGGTGCATGATAATTTTTAGTGGTATATCTCTGTGCCCACATTTCTTTAATAAACACCTCTTTTGGATACATGTGTCTAAAATCATCCAACACAGGTTGCAAAATCTCAACTACATCATGGTAGTATGAAGGACGTTTCTTCTCATCATATAATTTACAATTCGTATAATAATCTGTATATAAACCCTCTTTTTCATAAAAAGGTAGATCGTTTATCAAAGTCAGTATTCTATCTTTATGTCTACTCCAACTCTCTAATCTATATTTGCAGATAGGAGTAGGAAAAGGACTATAATGTTCCATCAATTCAAATCTAATCTAGAATGCACATTAAATGGTGCGTTAACACCAGTATATCCCAATTTACCTTTAACGTGAACATTAAAGTTTAATCTCACCACATCTTCATTAGATGAATTTGGTGGCACAGTATATGCTAACTTTGATGGCCATAGAGATAATTTACCTTTTTCAAATTGAGACGATGCATATGGAATAGTAGTGTATGGAAAATCAATACCAGGAAATATGTCATTTCTTCCATCAGAGAAAGAAATCTGAGTTCCCTCTTCTGAGACACACAATGACCCACTTAATAAACTATTCAAATGCATATTAGGTCGCTGACCAACTCCATGACCATATCTTGATAACCACGATTGAGTAATGTAAAATTTAACATCATTAGTGGTTAACAACACCTCAGTCGCATATGTGTCTATATGATTTTGAATATATTCTAATAAATTACTTAGTTCAGACAACTGCAATACTTGTGTATCTGATTTGAGAGATTCACTCAAAGATGCATCGGGTCTAAATGAATTTACTCTATTGAGACAGTTTAGTTCGGTAGGAGAAAACTCATAATAATCACTAGTTGTCTGGTAGAGAATCGGTCCTTGGATTCTCTCCGCAAGATATGACATAATATCCTCAAGTTTATTTGTTTATTATATTATACTCACTCCTCCTTTGTCAATCTCTTACTAGTGTAGGGAATACCGCCAGCGGGAGTGATAACTTGTACCTCAATAAAATAATCCTGATCTTCAACATCTGTTGATTGCGGGAACCATTCAACCGCTGTTTCTGTAGCAACTGCCTGACCTAGGAACTCATAGAATGTATACTTCTCACCAAATACCTCACCTATTTCATCTACAGGAATTACATCATCATAAAATGCCTTCACCTCTGCTTTTTTAGCATCAGACAGGGTGAAATAATGGGTGTTATCAATTAAAAGAATGTACTTTTCATTAGTTTTTGCATAATGAGCAACCATCTCGTAGATTCTCATCGCATTCATTGAAACTAACATCAGACCTCTCCGCTTTCAATTCGTGATAGTAGTGCATCAAGATATCCTTTCTCTTCTTGTATCTTACCCCACTGGTTTGCAAACTCTACAGAATTTACGGCAGTTGGTGGATTGTATTTTGTAACTTCAACTCTACCAAATGGACCATCATCAGTGGTCATTGATTTGAGTGCAATAAATGTACTCATTCTTTGAGAGAAAGATTTTAACGCATTTGAAGATAATTTCCAAAAGTGGTATTCACTAGTCAAATAATCTTTATTATTACCCTGTTCACCATATACTTCTAGTTGTTCTGGGGTGAATTCACTATATAAAGATTTTCTTTGCAAATACTCTTTAGGAGTAATTGGGAAAATAACATCATATGGACTTTGTGGACTCTGCAATTGCAGAAAATCTCTAAGATAATGCCTATATTGTACCCATAATGCTTTCTCTTCTTCATCACTTACTGGAGAATCAGGTAACTGAGTATAGTCACTATCTTGTAGTAAAAATGAACGAACTGCTTTTACTCTTGCCCAAGTCAAAATTTGACCAACAGCAAATTTCTTCTGTACTTCTACTTCATATTCAGCTTCAGAAATTTCTTTATATTGTAAAAATACATCAGTTAATTTATCAACTAATTCATTGACTGAAACTTCATCAACACCATTAGGGTCAAATTCATATGAAACCCACTTGGTTTCACCTGTCTTAAAATTTTTGGTATACTTATTCTTTTCAATTAAATAAGATCCATTTTCTTTATAAACAAATAACTCCAATCTATCCTTTGGATTGTCCCAAAGAGGATAAAGGATAGGAACAAAATGTTCCTCCCAAAAGGTATCATTAATTTGTTTTTGAACGCCTTTATAACTAATTGTTTTTTCGTAGGCGTTCAAAAACAACTTAGCATTACTTGTTGCCATTATACTAATCCTTTTATCATTGATATTTATCTTAAAATGCCTTGATCAAATATTTTGCTCGATGATATCTTGTAATCAGAGGAATATCTTCAGTTGTTCTAGCAGTAGCACTAACAGAAACAGGAGTTGATCCAGTTAATGTAAACACTCCATCAGTAAATCGAATATTCGAGTCATTAGCACTGACAGTTCGTCTAACTACATTTATACCACTATCTGGTCCGCATCTAGCTGGTTCATTGCCAGGTAATGTAGCATCAGAGGAAGGAACAAAAACATTTTCCGTTATTTCACCATAAACAACACCAAACTGCGCTAGTCCCCAATTATCATTTGAAAGACCATCGGGTACATCATCATTATCACCAGCACCTGCAGGTCTATCTTGTCTAAGTACAAGATAAACACCATTAGCACGTGCATCATTCTCTGGATCTAAATCAATAATGTAATTAACGTATCCTGCAGGACCAGATCCAGAAAGTGCAACTGCTTGCACTAATTTTTCTGTTGGAGTTTCAAGTGATCCTTTGAAGTAGCACATCAAATTTTCTTCAGGTGGATCACCACCATTTGATCCATTTCCTTTAATAACAGTAAAAATTAGTTTTTCTGCTGCACCAAGGTTTAGTGGACCCATTTGCAAGAATCTACTATCTGGACCAGAGAATTCAATGAATCTATTTGCTTTACTATCAGATCTCTGTGTTGCTAATGGGAAATTATCTCCCGTAGATGCTCTTACCCTTACACCACCACTAGAAGAGTGCCAGATTGCATTTTGAACAAAAGTATCTGGAAAATCTGGAGTATCTGATGGCATGTCAGGCACTTCATAATATCTACCCGAAGGAGATGTTAATTCTGCGTCACCAACTTCAGTTGAGATAATTTCGTATGCAGAAACTTTAATAGTACCATTATCACCATTTGATGCCTCACTGCCACCTCTAGAACCACCAGAACCAACAGTACAAATAATTTGCGTGGAAATATCTTCATTAATGTAATCGTTAACAGCATAACCAATATAAAGTATTCCACCAGCGCCACCGCCGCCTCCCGAAGGATTATTAACGGTTTGGGTGTAAGAAGCAACGTAAGTTACATAACCACCACCACTACTACCATTAGTTTCAAATACTCCTGTCATAATGTTTCGAGCAGCACATCTTCCCTGCTGACCACCATCACCAGATCCAGTAGCTACGTGACCAGCGCCTGCAACACCACCAGCGCCGCCACCGCCACCGCCACTAGGACCGAAACCGCCGCCGCCGCCACCGCCGCCACCAGCGGTGCAATTAGAATATCCACCATATCCACCACTACCAGGACCAATTGAAACATTATAGTAGAAACCTGCTGGTGGTCCTTGACCAGATCCACCAACCCAGCAATTGTCAGTAGCTCTACCACCGTTCCATCCACCACCAGATCCACCAGCGCCGCCGCCACCACCAGCGCCAAGAATGTAACCAGAACCAATCGATACACCAGATGCACCACCACCTGCTCCACCTGTTGCTCCATTTCCTAAAGCACCACGACCACCGCCACCACCGTTAGCAGCACCAGTACCTACATTATTATTGGGATTTTCAGCAGATCTACTAGCACCACCCTGGACATTAAATCCATCGCCCCCCTTTGTTCCAATAACATGAGAAAAGGTAGTACTTCCAGCAAAATTTCCTTGAATATATCTACCAGGAGAACCATATCCACCTCTATATCCACCTGAGCACCCAGAGTTTGCATTTGAGTTGCCATGTCCTCCACCACCACCAGAAAGACCAATAGTTACATTAGAAACAGTAGCTCCAGATGGAATGTAACTAGATGGGTTATATGAACCATTACCATAGAACGTTCTCCTATCTGTACCAGAGGTGGTAGTAGTAGTAGATCCACCATTACCACCACTACCAAATGCTTGTTGTCCTCCACGTCCACCACTTGATCCAGATTGACCGCTCGCTCCAGTGAAAGATGTTCCAATATCAAATCTGTCATCATTTATAATATCAGTAGGAACACTGACACTTCCACCATTACCACCAGATCCACCAGAACTACCAGATCCTCCGCCTTGACCACCTGTAGCAGTGATGGTTTTAGAAACACCATCAACATAAAGAGTAATAGTAGAATTTGAACCTACTGAACCACCATTAAAAGAACCGCCGCCACCGCCGCCGCCAGCAGCGATAGCAATTTCAAATGAAGATGTTCTCGATAAAGCAGGAATTGTATGTGTTCCACTGGTAAATTCCTCT